CGACCTATCCTAGACGTCAATGTTCCTAATGTTTTCAATTTTTCATCATCCGGCACAGCTTGATACGCTCTTTGATGCAATTTTCTCAGCCACAACCATGCAGGATAATTCGATCCATAAGTACCATATGCATGACCAACCGTTGATAACATTATGTCATACACATCACGACATTTCACTGTAGAGCCCCACACCGCATGTATAGCATAATCTTTCCAACCTCTAAAAGGCAAATAATCAGGCTGTCCTTTTTCCACATTACGATTCCGAACCATATACTGCTTAAGCATCACTAAATTTTCAGTTTCCAAGTGTCCCATACAAGACTTGGGCGATACAAAAGGTACGTCAGATCTAATGTCTCTTATTGTTGCCCCTACATACATTGAAACCCATTTCGCAAATTGATCCTCACCAATATAAGCTTCAATCTCATAATTTCTATCTTGCCCTTGTGCATGATCATCACCATAAACTCTCGCCATAACAGTTTTATCTAGCATTTGCTCCTGAAAATAAGACTTTAACACATCGCTCATTTCATAACTTTGCATTATACAGAATAGAAAGAAGTATAAAAGAACTATAAAAGAGTTTCCATGAGCAGTCATCCATGCTCCTGTTGGCATTTTTCCTATAACCAAACCCCACATACGTGCACATATGTGAACTATTCTCGCTGCTATCTGTCGAGCACAATACTCTAGAACTCTCATCATTACATCATAATATGGTTTCTTAGGGTTATAATAAATTCCTCCCAAAGTGTAAAAAAGTTGTAAAAACACATAATGTATCGTTTGATCCAATGCTGAAAAATCACCATCGCCCAATCTTTTCTTCGTCTCCAATCCAGCTTTTATTCCAAACTGTTTCGCAAATTCATGAGCTCCTCCTCTTGCCCATTTCATACCAATACAGATGCCACCCCAACGTTCAAGCAACATCCGAACTGTCTGACAAACCTTTTCTTGCACAATAAAAAACATGTTTCCAATCTCAAAAGTACGAGCTTTGCCAACAAATTTTTCCCATGCCTCAGTGAATAGTTGGTCTACCCATGAATATTTAGTTTCTGTTTTCCATGACTGCGTGAAAACCACTGGAGGAGGATTCTTACCTGACCAAAAATTATGTGATGCATCTAACACTGCTTCAAATGCGTGTATTTTCTTGTTACTCGCTTTTACTTCAACTATCACAGTGTCAGACACTCTAATCACTTTAGGTTTTTCAAGGAAAAAACCAGCTGATGCACCAAGATACATGTCTTTCACTCTATCCATTGTTACGATAGGATCAAAGGTACCAAATTTATCACGAGTGCCTATTGTATCATATAAATAATCCAAGGCTTCGGGCACATGAGCCATCACTTTTTTTAAATTATCCGTGATAACATCGGTTGGTCTACTATGTTTTGCTATTATTCTAACCACTTTTTCATCTTCCATGCCTCTCATGGCAGATATGACATGCGGACGCCCATTTGTACCTCCAAACGCTTTATTATAATTTGAATGTGACCTCAACACCAATGAAAGAAGTGAGGGAACTTCTTTTCCATCTCTTTCACTTTTATAATTTGACAATTGGGGTAGAGGTCGAAACACTTCTTTAGAATACCACACATAGGATTTGTCTATCCCATACAACTCACGATATACTTCCATGTCTGCAAGGCGCACTGCTCGTTCTACTTCACGAGTGGGAATTTGTAATGGATCATCTTCTGCAGTGACCGTCCTAGTTGCTGGAGCCAATATTTCATGTATATTTGTATAGCCAGTTGCCTTAATCGCATTGCGTATTTTAATATCCTGCGACAGTCCCTGATATTTCTGTATTATTACATTATTACGGATTACAAAAAGTGACTCCATATGCGAAACAGTCAACTGAATCATTTCCTCTGCACTTCGTATTCTATTTTCCATTACACGATGTATTAAAATTGATTCAATTTGCAAAGATGGCCTAAATTTCAATCTCAAATTACATGGACATAACTCTGTATGAACACATCGCATTGGGCCTTCCCACTCATAGACAACTAGTGGTACTCTTGCTACAGGTGTTTCTTCAGGTGGAAAAGGTGGAATAGGGTCTTCCACCAAGGTGCACA